TAAGGAGTCGTCGGCAGCGTCAGATGTGTATAAGAGACAGGGCTATCAAGCAACATCAAAAATGACAGGTGCAGCAAAAAGAAGTTTAGCTGGCCTTGTTGGGGACGATGAAATTGTAATAAAAGAGTTTACAAATGCTTTGGGTCTAGTGGAACAAATAACAAGTGATAACACCCGGCGCAATCTGTTGAAGGTTATGCCCCAAGAACAGATAGACAGCTTGAAAAACATTGCTGTATTCTTAGCTAACCAAAAGACTATGGGCATAGCAAAAGAAGGTGTTGCTCGTGGTATGAGTGCCAATGAAGCAATTAGCCGTGCGTACAACATTGCTCGTGGTATGGTTGGTACACAATACATTGCTTCTGAAGTTGCTGTTCGTATGATTGAAAAGCATGCGTCTGATACGTTTATGCTGGCTATTCAAAGTCCAGATGCTGCACGACTCATAGATAAGATGCTGCGGTTTCCAAAGCTTATGAAACCAGAGGAATTAAAAACACTCGATATTCTTCTTGTGGATTTTGCTGCTACAGATATTGTTCGCAAAGGACAGCAAGAAGCAACCCTAGCTTACTTTGACCAGTATACAAAAGGAGAGACAGATGAGACCAATACCGAAGGGCAATAAGGGACTTGCTAAACTGTCCAAGCCAGTTCGCAATAAGATGGGTTATATGGCTCGTGGCGGCAAGACCAAGGGCTACGCCTATGGCTCAATGGTTCGCAGCCCTATGAACCCAGAGACAAGCATGACGACCATGTTCAATCCTATGCAACCCCGCGAACAAACGGGTATGCAACCCCCTGTAGACAAAAAGGTGGTGGGTATGATGTACGGTGGAAAGGCCAAGAAGAAGAATGGCTACTAAAATCAAAACCGTTCCTGCACCCAGAGGCTATCACTGGATGAAGAAGGGCAGTGGATATCAGCTAATGAAAAACCCCAAGGACGGCTATAAGCGTCACAAGGGGTCTAGTTTACGGGCTAGATTTACTGTGCAAGAAACACACAAAAAGGGTTGACAAACGGTTCGCGAACTCCCATATGGCAACAAAACCAACAACAAACCAATGGAGAGAATCATGTACGGTTTGACTGATATCCTGAACTTCTACAGCCGCAGCCCCGTTATGGTTGTTAGTGAAGCTGTAATTCAGGAAATAAAGAAAGAGCAAAATGCTGCTCGTGTTAAATACCTCAAAGCCATTCGCGATAAGATTGATGCGGAATTAAAAGGCTTAGAGCCAAAAGAAGAAGAAGCCGCCTAAATATAGCGGCTAGACTTCTCCATCATCTCGTCTCCTACAGACTTTAAATAACGTAAAAGACTTGCTACCTTGAAGGTTCCTTCATACTGTGGCAGGTCTTTTTCCATTAGGCGAGCAAACTGGTCGGGGTCTACACACTCCAAATCCATCTCTACATTGCCTCTGTCATTTAGATGGGCTGTAAGCTTAAAGAGTTCAGCTTTAGGATGCTTGTTGCTCATTTTTGTACGCCTTAATTACATCTGTTGAAAACAACTTCTGTAGATTCAGAAGGTACATCCGTGAAGCGTTGTTGTCTCCGCCGCTCACGGATTTTTTGTAATCTAAATTATTTATGATGCGTTTCAAGGACGGCACGTCGAACACCAAGGTTGCAAAGGTTTCATCACCAATGCAAAGATTGTGGAACCAGTAGTCTGCTTCAGTTGCTTCTATGCCACTGGGCTTACCATAGGATTCGTACTCTATGGCTATGTTGCCAGTTTTCATCCACATGCCACGTTCAGATTTGACCTCAATCTTTTTATCCGTAAGCATGTCAGCAACTTGCTGTTCGCGAACCTTGCCGTAGGATAAATCGATATCGAACTTCTTACGGTCACAGACTGTTGGTTCCATCGAAGTCATGCTGCCTCTCCCTCTTCGTTCTTCTCTTGGATAGAAGCAACTAACATGTTCGTAAAGGCAGACTGCGCTGTTCGAAGCTGGTCGATGCCAAACTGCGCCTGTGCAATCTTACCGTTCAAATCACGAATCTGGTTGATGATGTACTTCTGCTTGTCTTCCAAAGTATCAAAATCGTACTCTGTTCCATCAATCGTGATGATGTCTTTTTGTTCTTCACTCACTGGTGTTCTCCTCAATGTTAGGTAACCAAACTTCTACATCTGAACCACATTTGGGACAGTGCAAGAATGTGACCATAATGTAGTACAAATCATCATCCCTGTCAACATCACTATCCCAAATAAGTTCAGTTTTGCAGTGCCAGCAGTTCATGCCGCACTCAGGTCAACAACCTCGCAGACCCCCGCTGTACAGGCTAGTTCCCGCGAACCACTGGTGTTATCTTCCTTTTCGAACTCAGACAACTTATCCCAGTCAATCGTGACAACTTCCATGCGCTGTTTCCACTCCAAGTATTCATCAGCTTCAATGTCCTGATACGGAGCCTGTTGATACGTGTGGTCACTGTGCGGCAAGAACGACACACCAGAGGCAACGTCAAAGTTCTCATAGACCCAAGCTCCCACATCCATCCATTCGTGTTCCTTTACAGACACAGTGATAGATGGCTTGTGTTCGCACCAGTGGATAGCATAAGTCTTCCACAACTCTAGCTGCTCAATGGCAGTCATCTGTGTTCGTGTAACGGCACCGTCTGGTGACTTCATAGGGAAGCTAAAGACAGTTGTAGAGTCTGGCTTCATAACGTCACGCTCTGCAGGGACACCGCTGTTAATCAAGAACTGTGTCAACGGGTCTTTATTATCGCCGCGAACGGTTCTGATGAAGTAGTCGTTGTGCCTTGCATGTATCCCGCTGGCTGCGTCCACCAGTTGTGATACAGTACCCGACGGCTTGACACAGGTGATTGCAGCCGACTGTGGGATTCCAAGCATGTTCGCAAACTCCTTGTTCGTCTCCACTGCGACTTCGCGCATTTCTTCGAGCCAACGCTTGCTGTCTACATTTTTGGATAAAACGGGATGGTCCATGATACCAGTCAAGGACACGCCTAACAAACGCTCTTCCTCTGTATTGTCTTTCCATATCTTCCTCAAGTATTTAAAATCAGTTAGGGTTGACTGCAAGGTTCCAAGAATGGTAGCTACCCGAACCTTTGCCTTTAAGTCTTCCAAGGAATCCATTTCGCGAACCACTACTTCCGACAGGTTGCAAAACTGGTAGCCCCGCAAGATAATCTCAGAACATGGGTTTGTACCCCACATGTGGCCTGTTTCACGGCGACCATTGCGGGCAACCTGCTTGTCAGCAGCCTCACGATTGAACATACCACGCTCACCAGACTTGCTGTCATACAGGGCAAGCCATTCACGCATGAACGTACCCATCTCAGGCTTTGTCTTGTAAGACACAGAGTTGTTCGCCAACGCCCGCTGTGGCTCTGTTTCCCACCACATGCCAGACTTAGCATGTGCCATCTGGTCATCGTTGAGGTTCGACAAGCTAATGAGTGCGCTGCGGCGAACTCCACCTACAACAACAATCTCACCAATCTTACACATCAAGTCGTGGCACTCAATTGGGAACAGTCTGCGACCCCGTGCCTTCTTGAATATCTCAACAGTAAAGTTGAAGAGGTCTGCAAGAGGTTGTGGACCACTAGCACGTCCACCCATAACCTTTAGCCGCGCACCAGCTTCACGAACACTTGACATATCCCATGAAGGAACCTGACCAGCGTAGAGTAGCGCAATCAGTTCGCGAAGTGACTTTGCCCATCCGGGCTTGCTGTCACCAACTTTAATCACAGTATCTGAATCGTTAAAGTTGTCGCTAATCACAGGCAACTTATCTACGTTCTCACGTTCGACAGAAAAACCAACACCCGTACCGCACATCAAGATGTACATACACTCGTCAAAAGCACGAGGGCTGTCTACAGGAATGTAGCTACAATTGTAACCACAGACGTTATCCCGTGCAAGGGCAGGGCCTGCAGTCATCATTGCCCGCATAGATGGCATCACCTTCAGGGACAGGATGCCTTCCTCAATCTCTTCGCGAACAGATGTAGACAGTTCGACACCGCACTTATCCTTTACCTGCTCTAGCATGAAAGATATGTAGCGGTCTACAGTTTCGCCCCAGTTCTCTCTGCGCTGTTCGCTATCTATCCAGCGAGCATAGCGTGACTTGTGAATGAATTGTTGATACGGTGTGGGTAGTTGGTTGCTCATTTGTTCTCTCCTCGAACCTCTAATAGTTTATTTAAATACCACTGCGCTTTCTTCAAATCTTCGTTACCATTCTTGTAACGATATCGCCAAAGGTATTTCATTATGTTTCCTTGCAGGTAATACTCGAACCCGTCAAGGGTTGCAGCTTGGATTGCATCTATGCACTCTGTTCCCGCTGCGTTGTAATGGGGCGGGCTGTTGACCATATCAACGCCGCCATAGGCCATCTTACCGGCCTGTTCGTTTTCGTCTTCCATGTGTCTCATGTAAGCTTCATGTCTCATCTGTCGTCTCCGCTGCCCTGCAACATGTTCCGATTCTTGCGGTCTTCTAGCTTGTCTAAGTTGCGCTGCGCGACCTCTTCTAAGCTGTAGCCTAAGTCTCTTGCTAAAATTGCAACGTACCATAACACATCTCCTAGTTCCTTTGCAATATCATCTTTATAGAAAAGGTGTGGTTCACCGTCGCGAACAAGCTTCTTTACCTTTTCGGCAACCTCGCCTGCTTCTCCAGCTAAACCCAGTGTCGGATACAGAACATTATATTCTTGCGGATAAACTGCGGTGCTTTCTGCCCGCATCTGATATTCATCTAGCTTCATTGCTTTGTCCCAAAATCTACTTTAACTATGTTTTCATCACGGCTTGTTATACGGTCACGGGGTTCGAACTCCACGCCCTCATCCTCTAGTTCCTGTAGGATAGTATCCTTCATTTCCATAAAAGATATACGGGCTAACCCTGCTTGTATGAGTCTGTCGAAGTCGTTCTCTAGCATCTCAACAATCCCCTGCTGCGCCACGAACCC